AGGCAAGTTGAATTTGTAACTGAGTTAAATGATGATGTGGAATTTAGAAAAAGTTTGAATCGTTTTAGAAAACTTGGAGTTATAAAATAAAGGTGGTATGTGATGTTTGAAGATTTTTTTGATACCGATGTGATAGAAGAAGTTAAAAGAAATATGAAAACAAAGACTGGATTCGGTTTGACAGTTCAAGGTTGGGAAGTTGTTTATACAAATGTTAAGTGTCAGTTGAGTGCTGGAATTTTAAGAGCTACTGAGAGTGGAGTTATAAATAGTTCTAAAAATTCATATAAGATATTTGTTAGTAATGATGTAGAAATAAAGCAGAATGATATTTTGATAGTAAATAAAGGTGGAATAAAATATAAATTTAAAGCCAATAAACCTATAAAGTACACTGATTTTTTAGAACATCAGGAAATATCGGTAGAGGAAGTGGAAAAAAATGAAACTTAGCGGTGACTGGGAAAAACTGGCAAAAAAATTAGAAAAGTTAGCTACTGATACTCCACAAAAAGTTGGAACTACACTTAAACAAGTTGCTGAGGAAACGATAAAAGAAGTGAAAGGGCAGACCCCTGTAGATACTGGGCAGTTGAGAATGGGTTGGCACAGAGAAGATGGTGGAAATTTTAAACAGTTAATTTTTAGTAATGTAGAATATAGCATTTTTGTTGAGTACGGTCATAGAGTTAGACACTCGAATAAAGTAGTGCCTGGCGTATTTATGTTGAAAAAAACTATAGAAAACTTAGAGCCTGTATTTAAAGATAAAATAGGTTCGACAATAAGAGCGGAGTTTGAATAATAATGGAATTTATGGATTTTATAAAAGCACTGAGCAAAAAAATATACGATTTTACAGATAAAGAAGTTGGAATTGATAATATAAATGCTTTGACTAGACCGTGCTACTATATCCAAGTAATTGACTACAAAAATGAGTTTTTTGCGAATTATAAAAAGAGGATATTCATTAGCTTAGACATTATATATATTCCTGAAAATGATGAAAATAATACGATGGAAGTTTATAAAGCGCTTGATGAGTTGGATAATATGTTTGAAACTAAAGGTAATAAGATTTTAAAAGTTAAAGATAGATGTCTAACTTTAAAAAATGAGCATACAAAAATGGTAGATGGTCTAGGTCATTACATTTTCGATTTAGATTTATTTGATGTGTATGGGACTGATTTAAGAACTTTTGATAATAGTATTGAAACAATAAAAGAAATATTGAATGGGGATACTGAATTAACGGAATATGAATTGCTAAAAAAATTAGATCTATTTGATGAAAAAGGTAATAGAGTATCATTATTTGATGAGAATAATGATTTGATTAGTGATGAGGTGTTTAAAAAATTATCGTTATTTGATAAAAACGGAGTTCCGTTTAATTACAAGATAATGAGAAATTTAAAAATGAAATTAAAGAAATAGGAGAGTGATAAAATGGCAATAGTCGGACAAATTAATGCGAGTCCAAGCATTAGTATTGCATTTAAAACATTAGCAACGACAGCTATTCAAAGAAGTGAAAGAGGTACTGTTTGTTTGATTTTGCAAGATACAAAAGCTACTGAAAAATGGTACACTTTTAAAACTATAGCCGATGTTGAAACTGAAAAATGGGATAAAGATAATATTAAATATATTAATTTAGCTATGCATTATGGAGCATTTAAGATATTAATCAGAGTTATACAAAGTGGAGAAGATACAAGCAAAGTATTAAAGGATTTAGAAATGCGAAAGTTTAACTGGTTAGCTTATCCAAAAGCATTAGAAACAGAAGACCAAACGGTTGTAAATTGGGTAAAACAACAATTTGGGAATACTGGTCCAATTGGTAAAACTATAAAATATGTATCAAGCTATGCGAATAAAACAGATCATGTAGCTATTGTAGAACTTGCAAATGGCGGAACATATAAGTCTATTTATGGAGATTTTACAGCACAGGAATACACAGCAGCTATTGCAGGGCTTATTGCAGGTATGCCATTGAGCCGTAGTGCTGATAATCACATCATGAATGATTTGAAAGAAGTTGAAGATTATGAACCTAAAATTGGTAAATTTAGCTTGTATATGGATGAAGATATAGTTAGGGTAAATTATGGTGTTAACTCTAAAACTACATTTGACAGTACTTGGAAAAAAGATACAAGAAAAATTAAAGTTGTTGAGGGTATGTGCTTTATTGTGGATGATATAAGGGACACATTCAAAAAATATTGGATTGGAAATTATATCAGTGATTATGATAATAAAATGAATTTTTGTTCAAATATAACGAAAGTATATTTTAAAGAAATGTCACCAAATGTATTGAATGGAGATTATGACAATAAAGTAGAAATTGATATTGAAGCACAGAAAAGGGCAATCATTATAGATGGGTTGGAAACAGAAGGTATGACGGATTTAGAAATTTTACAGTACCCTACTAGTGATGAGGTTTATTTAACTGGTGATGTAAGATTTGTAGACACTATGGCTTCACTTAGCTTAACAATGACAATGTAATGAAAAGGAGTTGATAAAATGTCGGAAAATATAAGAGGAAACAGAACAATAACAGGAGCTTATGGGGAGTTATGGCTTGATAATGAAAAAGTAGCGGAGTTAAAATCTATAGAGGCTAAAATTACAGCGGAAAGAAAAGATGTACAGTTGGGGATTTCTGTTGACAGTAAAATAACTGGACTGAAAGGTGAAGGAACTATAAAAGTTTTTAAAGTTTATACTCGTGGAAAAAAAATACTTGAAAATTGGGTAAAAGGAAAAGATGTGAGAAGTAGAATAGTCACATCTATAAAAGATCCTGATAGTTTACATGGACAAGAAGAACGGGTGTCGATTGATAATGTTTGGTTAAATTCGATTGAACTTGCAAAATTTGAAAGAGGAGAAATTGTGGAAGAAGAAATTCCTTTTGGATTTACTCCTAGCGATGTTAGATATGAAAATGCAATAAGATAAGAAAAGGTAGGTATGGGATGAAAAATATAACAGTAGAAATGTTGTTGGAAAACAGCAAAAAAATAGAAAAAAAAGACACAGTAAAGGTTAAAGTTGAAGAATTGAATGGAGCTGTTTTAGAATTAGAAGTATTAAACAGAATGGAAATACTGGATATTTTATCCAGTAATAGTACAGACAAAGATAGTGAATTAATTTATACTGCAGGGAAAATATTTAAAGATGAAAAATTGATTACTGAATTGGGTTGCCAAATGAATCCAATTGAGGTTGTGCCAAAAGTACTAAGTCAATCTACCATAGTAAATATTTCGGAATTACTTATGAAAAAAGCTGGATGGAATGAAAAATTTACTGTTGAAGAGGTGGTTGAAGAAATAAAAAACTAATCAAGGGCGACTGGAAAGCAAAAACAGTCGCTCACTATTTAAATTGTGGACATAGTCTGCAAAGTCTAAGGGAATTAAGTAATTCGGAGTTGTTATTTATGTTTTTTATGATTGGAGGTGGATTAGAGAATGAGTGAATATAAATTGAGCGCATTGCTTGAATTGAAAGATAAATTTACTAATGTAGCACAAAAGGCTGGAAGTTCATTGGGAACATTGAAAGATAAAGTTGGTGGCATAGCTGGTAAAATAAAAAATTCTTTCAGTGGAGTTCAAGGAGCATTGGCAACTGTTGGAGTTGGTATAGGAGCAGGTACAGCAGTTAGTGTATTAAAATCTTCTGTTGAAGCTTATGCGAATTTGGAAGACCAAGTTAGAAGAAATAAGGCTATAATGAGTGCCACGGCAGAACAGGAAAAGCAGCTTATGCAACAAACAAGAGATTTGGGTAGATCAACTAAATTTACGGCTCAAGAAGTAGCAGAAGCACAAATGTATCAAGCTATGGCTGGTATGAAAACCAATGAAGTGTTAGAAATGACACCAAAACTTTTGAAAATGTCAATTGCAGCTGGAAGTGATTTTGCTCAAACTTCTGATATAGTCACAGATAACCTGACAGCTTTTGGTATGTCGTTAAAAGATTCTGACAGACTTATGGACGTAATGGTTGCGACGAGTAATAATGCAAATACCAATGTACAAATGTTAGGGGAGGCTTATAAATATGTTGCTGCGACTTCAAGAAATTTTGAGAGTTTTGAAGATGTAAATATCTTATTAGGAGTGCTTGCAGATAATGGAATTAAGTCTGGTCAAGCTGGGCGTAATTTAGCAGGAATTTATAGAAGATTGGCTAATCCATCAAAACAAGTGGGAAATGCTTTAAAAGACTTAAATATTCAACTTTATGACCAGCAAGGACATTTTAGAGGATTAAAAGCATTATCTGATGATTTAAAAATTGCTACTGCAGGTCTTACGCAGGAAGAAAGAAATAGATATTTGACAATGATTGCTGGTGGAGAAGGTATGAAAATACTGGCTTCTATTATGGGGACAACAGAAGAAAACTATAACAAAGTTGCTAATGCTGTAAGAAATTCTAGTGGTGCAACGGATAAATTTGCTGATGATATGAGCAATACAACGGCTAACAAAATAGCACAATTTAAATCGGCGATAGATGATTTGAAAATATCGTTAGGAGAAGCATTCGCCCCAATAGCGACCAGGTGGATGGAAGACTTTATGAAAAGAGTTGAAGAATGGCAAAAAAGCGGGGCATTAGATCCTGAAAAATTAAAAGGGCAAGCTGAACAATTAACAAAAGGTGCAGAAATAGGAATGCGAGGAATTATAGGAGCCAAAGGTGCAATTTGGGGAGCTCAATTAGGAACAGCAATTGGTGGACCAGTAGGAACGGCAGTAGGTGCTGCAATTGGTGGAGCTATTGGATATTATACGCCAGACATAGTAAAAAAACTAATAGAACCTAAAAACCCAAAATTAGAAAAAGCAAAACAACAAGCTGTAACCAATGCTTTTGACCCTTCAAAATATGCTTCTCGATATAACTCTAAAGATGGGCAATTTCATTATATGGGGTATAGTGATGTTAAAGTACCTACACTTGCAGAAGTACAAAAAGAAGAATCAGCAAGAATTGCAAGGCAAAAAGAATATGACAGAAGATCATACGAAGCTTTACAGAAAGTTATAATGGGTATGAATGCTGTTAAAGCAGGAGTAGCACCACAACAAAATCCAGCAATTACACAGCAAGATAGAACAGCACAATTAACAAGTGCAATTTCACAACTTTTATCTAAGCAACAAAATACTAATCCTCTACAATCGTTTGATCCGAGCGCTATAACTAATGCTATCAACTCGGGATTAAGTCCATTAAATAGTTTACCTAGTCTTTTGAATACTAGTTTGAGCACAATGCAACCGCCAATACCACAACCAGTATCAATAGAACAAGTTATAAATCATCAGGCTAATGCACAAATAGCAGCACAATTGTCAAATATAACAATAAATGACACAGCAAAAATTGAGAGTATAGCTAGAGAGATAGCACAGAATGTTAGTCAAAATACATATAACACTATGATGTCAAATTTACAAGCTCAAATTCAAGCATCGCAATAATTAAGAAAGGAGTTTCAATATGAGATCAATATTTATGTTATTGCACGATACAGAACCGTTTATTTTTGTGATTCCACCGTCGGATTTCAAAATTACGAGCAGTCAAAACAGTGAAGTTGTAAAGATATTAGATGTTGGAGAAGTAGCATTAATAGGAGAAAAAAACATAAAAAAATAGGAAGGTAAAAATTTTACCTTCCTATTTGTTATGAAACATTGAACAATTTTAAATTATTCTTTGATAGTAGCAATACTTACTCTGTTCCAATCTGGTTCTGAGAACATGTGACCAATACCTTCTCCTTCTGCTACGATACGATCTCCATCAATTTTGTATTGTTTAACAAGAACAGCTTTAACTGCTTCTGCACGAGCTTTAGCGATTCTTTCGTTAACTTCGATACTTCCTTCTGGTGAAGCAAATCCTTTGATAACAACTTTACTGTTAGGATATTTCTTCAAATAAGTAGCGATTCTAGCTACATTCGGCTGTTGAGAAGGAGCGATGATAGTTTTTCCTTGTGCGAAAGTAACTACAGATTCTAAAGTTCTCTTAGTTTTTACTACTTCAGTTTCTACTTCTACTACTTCTGGTTTTCTGTTACGAGCTTCAGCTAATTCTTCTTCTAATTCGTGGATACGCTTTTTAGCATCTCTCAATTCTTCACGAAGTGGTCCAGACTTATCTTCTACTACTGGTGCAGCAGGCGCTTGAGCCGCAGTGATGTGGTGAGCTCCGTTGCTTCCTTTAAATCTGTAAACAATTCCTAAGCTTGCTTGTGTTAAAGAAGCATTATTGTTAAGGCTATGTTCTTGCTGATCTGCAGGTGTCAAACCGTATAGGATTGATGGACTAAGCTTAACAGCCCAAGCTTTAGAAGAACCTAAGTTAAGCAAGAAATTAGCACCAAACTTAACAGTCATTAAATTATTATCGTTTCTACCTGGATTGTAAGCGTGTAACCATCCTGGTCCAGCGAAAGCTTCTACTTCAAATGTACGAGGAGCTCCTTTGTATCCAGCGAAGATGTTGCTAAGGTTAAAGTTACCTAACATAGCTACATTAGTATACTCAATAAGCAATGGGTTACGATACCCATCTACATTATCATTAATATAAGCAACACCATCTGCACTAAGACGGAAGCTAGGAGAAATTTGTTTTCCTACTTCTACACCGAAGTTAAGTCTTGTAGACTTAAAGAAAGGATGTCTTGTAGTTGGAGTGTATCCTCCTACATTCACACCTACTTGCCAGTTATCAAAAAATTTACTGTTGCTAATACTGCTAACACTCTGTGCATTAGCTGCTACTGCAGCACCTGCTAACATTACTGATAAGAAAATCTTCTTCATTTCTAAACTAATTTTATGAATTAATGGTGCAAATATACATTTTATTTTGAAATAACATATTTATTTTATGATTTTTTAACACTTT